GAAAGCCAGCGCGGGGCGGGCGGCCTGATCTACGGCACAAGCACGACGGGGCGGTGCAGTTCCCACCAGGTGGCGGCGCGCACGGGCGTCAGCCCAAGCGCCTCGCAGGCCCGGGCGTACGCGCGCTCGTACAGCGCACGGTTCATGCCGGCTTCGCCTGCTTCAATCTCCGCTGCGCGGCCCGTCCATGCGTCCAACTGCTGCTCGGTGAACTGGCGCTCACCGGCCGCTTCGATGTCTCGCTCCAGCGCCGTCCAGTCTGCGGCGCGCCGGCTGGCGTCGCGGGCCTTGGCACTCCAGCCGAAGACCAGTGACGCGCTGGTGCCGGCGAAGATTACGGCAACGCAGGCGTTTACCACGGTGGGGTCGAGCACGCGGGAGAGCGCCACGGACCCGGCCAGCAGGGACGCTACCTTGACCATGCCTTCGCGCCGTTCGAGCAGCCGCCAGCGGTCTTGCTGATAGAGCCTGTTGCTCAGCGCCCGCAGCTTCAACGCCTGTCGGCGATTCCACAGGTCTTGCAGGTAGTCTTCGTTCATTTCGGCCTCGGTGGGGGTGGCGGCGGAGCCGGCGGCGGCCTTGGCGTGGGCTGCACAGGGCGAGGGGCGTGGTACCTCTCAAGTTTGTCCGGCCTGGTGTTGCTCATGGTTCAGCGCGCATTCTGCGCCCTTCGCTGGTTTGTCGTCACCACAGCCCCCACGCGCCGCGAATGCAGGCCACCGATGCGCGGGGTAGCCGCGAAGGTTTGTAGTTGACGGCCAGCCTTTGGCGCGGCAAGGTGTAGATGGCGGCCGTGCTCACGCGGTGCGCTGGGCTTTGCCAGGCGGGGCACTGAGCAGGGTCAGCAACTCGGCCTGGTGGCGCCCGGCGCCCCTGCGCCGCGCCAGCTTGGCCAGGGTGTCGGCCACGTCCTCGCGCACATCGGCCGGCATGTCGTGCGCCAGCGCGATGCCCAGCACCTCCAGCGCCCCGGCCAGGTCGGCGGTGAGGGCGGGGGAGGCGTTGGGTGGGGCCGCCGACTCTTTGCCGGTCTTGAGCCACAGAGGGCTGACCTGCACCGCAGCAGCGATGGCCAGCAACTCGCGCGGACTCTTGCGCAGCCCAGATTCGATGTTTCCGATGGTGCCCTGACTTACGCCGGCAGCGGCGGCGACCTCTTCCTGACTGAGGTGGAGCGCTTCTCTGGCTTGCTTGAGTCGTTCGGCTATGGTTTTCACAACCGTGATTGCGCCGCATATTTGCATCGCGTTGGTGGTTGTGGCATTATCACAATCGTGATGCACAACCTACCTCGAACAACCGCTCTGGACTGCGCGATCCGGCACATCGGCAGCGCGGGCGCACTGGCCCGCGAATTGGCTGTGCCTGCGAGCTCGCCCAGCATGTGGAAAAAACGCGGCCGCGTGCCAGCCGAACACTGCCCAGCCATCGAGCGCGCCACCGGCGGCGCGGTGCGCTGCGAAGACCTGCGCCCCGACATCGAGTGGGGCGTGCTGCGCGCGCCGCCATCCGCCCAGCAGGAGGCTGCGTGATGACGTTCCTTGATGAGGATTCACGCGCACTTGGGCTCCTGGCGCTGAGCGCCCAACGCATAGCGGACCGCTTGTGTCGGGATCAGCGCGTGGGTCTTGTGCCGCAGCGCGGCGTGTTCATCAGAATTGACGTGGCAGCCAGCGGCAAGCTGGCTATCACGCTGTGGCGCGGCGAGCAGCGCGACGCGAGTTATGCGCCTGTGCTCAAAGCCAGGGCGCTCAGCAGGTGTCTGCCCGAGGCGATAGACGAAGCCATCGCGTTCGCTCAGTCGGGTTGCGGGTCGGATGTGATCACGAAGACCTCGTTGAATTCGAATTGCAGCAACGCTGGGCCTCCCACAGGCCCGCGGGGCTTGACTCTGTAGAAGCTCAACGTGCCGTCGCCAAAGTACAGCTCGGTCTCGTCTGACATGGCGAGCAGTTGCGCCAAGTCGTTGCGTAGCGCGCCTATGGTGATGGTCTTCGGATGTTTCATGGGGGCGCCCGTGCAGGTTGACGTTGTGGAAAGCAAATTCTTGCACGGGGCTCCGCCCCCACCAATGCGCTGGCAGCGCGTGCCAGACCCCGCCTGGCCGCACGCGGCGGGCCGGCCGTGCATGGATGTGGCCCGGCCAGCGGAGGTGCGTGATGCAGCGTGAGCAGCAAATCCTGGCCCGCGTAGTTACTGGAGCGGTGCGCCTGAAGTTTTGCCCGTTTCTTGAGCCTTGTCGGCTGCGCTCAGCAGCGCAAGCGCCAGCGACCGGGCCTGATCCGGTGTCATCGTCAGCACAGGCGCCGTGTGATGCGTGCCCCCTTGCAGATAACCCAGGTGCAAATCTATGAATTCGATCTGGCGTCCATCGGCCAATGTCAGCGTGCCGAAGTCGGCCCGCGTGCTGGTGATCTGGTTGATCTCGCTGCTGGTCATATCTCGCCCCTTCGCGATGGTGGTTGCCGTAGGACGCGCCATCGTAGCGAAGCGGGTGAGATCCCCGCACCCGGGGGGCAGGCCGTGTATCGATGTGGCAGGGCCGCAGGAGGTGCGCGATGCAGCGTGAGCGGAGCAGTTCAATGCTGCCCAGCGTTTGCGTGCGTGACTTCTTCGCCGGCAATGTCGTGGTCTTCGATGGCGGGCCTTCGGCCTCAGTGCTTCGCAGCGTCCGGGTCGGCGACCTGGTCATCCAGGAATGCGACTGCTTCCCCCCGCAGCCGCTGGCCGAGTGCGGCATGCAGCGTGCTGACGGCCCGCTTGTCCAGCCGCAATCCGAGCCAGCCAGCACCGGGATGTCGCACCGCCAGGAGGACGCCATCGGCGCCATGTGCGGCCACAGCGAATGCGGGGTCGCCGATGTGTAGCAGCTCAGCATCTGGCTGCTCCATCAGGCGCATCGGTACGGCCGGCGTCATGCGGCTGCGCGCGACCAGCAGCGCATGGATCAGCCGACCCATCTGCTCCGTGCCAAGCGTGTGGCCCAACACGGTGGCCGTGCCGTCTGCGTTCTCGATAACAGGCATGGGCGCCCTCCTTGGGCTGGTGTGTGTAGGAGCCGCCAGCATAACCAGGGCAGGGCGCCCACCCGCTTTCTCCACCCGCGGACCACGGCGCGCCCGCACTGCGCGCCCCGCGGGCTTTGCCCCTGGCCTGCTGGCCGGGGGCTACTTCTTCAGCATCTGACGGCTGCGTGAACGTGGGTTCCATGCCCTGCATCGTGCCGCCCGTCAGTGATAACCACCGCAAAGCACGGAGAGCAAATGCCATCAGCAGTTCTCACTGATTCGCGCCGGCAGATGACGCTTGATCTGGACGGCTCGCTCGTCACCACCCACCGCAGCCTGCGCGATTGCGTGGCGCAGGGGGTGTACCGGCGCGGGCTCAAGACGGTGGCGGCAGATCTCGATCTGTCGCCTGGCAACCTCTCGGTGGCCCTGAGCGATGACCCGCACCGAAAGTTCAGCGTGGACGACCTCGAGCGCTATATCCAGACCACGGGTGACAAGCAGCCGGTGTACTGGCTGGTGGCCAAGTACCTGGGCGACGAGGGTTCAGCGCGAGACCATGCGCTGGCCCAGGTGCTGGAGCAGTTGCAGGCGCTGCCGTCGATGCTGGCCGCGGCCGGCGTGGCGGGGCAGGGCGCGAAGCGGGGGCGCTGATGACACCACAAGGCGACGCGCCGGCGGTACAGCCGCTGACCCCTGCGGACTGCGATCTGCGTGACTTTGAGTTCATGCCACTGAGCGTGGTGCGCCTGCGCGACAGCGACATGGCGGCGCTGCAATCGCCCGAGGAATGCTGGGCTGCGGTGCTGCTGTGGTCGGCGGCGTGGCACCAGGTGCCGGCGGCGTCGCTGCCGGATGACGACCGCGTGCTCTCGGTGCTGGCTGGCTATGGCCGGGTGGTGAAGGAGTGGATGCGCGTGCGAGCGGGCGCGTTGCGTGGCTTTGTGCGCTGTGCTGACGGCCGGCTGTATCACCCTGTCGTGGCCGAGAAGGCGCGCGAGGCGTGGGAATCGAAGCTGCGCAGGATGCACGCCACCGAATGTTCACGCATACACATGCGCAATAAGCGTCAGAACACCATAACACCGGCGCCGAGCTTCGCTGAATTCATGGTAAATCGCCTGTGGATAACTTCAAACAGCGACGCAACAACCGCCGCGAATGCGGCGGTGTTAGTTGAACATCGCCCGATGTTCAACGAACAAGGGGCGTTGTCGCATGCAACAACCCACCGAAACCGACCCAACATCGAGGGCAAGGGACAGGGACAGGGATATATAAATCCCCCTACCCCCTTTCCCGACCGACCACCCGGACCCCCCGCTGTCACGGCAACAGGGCCGCCGTTGGCGGTGCCGATGGCACCGCTGCCGCCGGGCGTCACGCCGATTTCTGCGGCGTTTGGAGGCCTGCGATGAGGCCCAACACGCCCCGAATCCGCACGACGGAGGCTGATCGACGGCCGGTGAAAAACCAATACGGCTGGTCAGGAAAAGGCATGTGGCAGTCGACGGCCGGCGCGAGAGCACGGAGCATGGCAGGCGAGCCGACGGCGACGCAGGCCGCAGAGCCGGCATCGGCATCGGCTGCCGGCACGCCGCGCGACGGCAGGCCCGCCACTCGGCGCGACCCCACCGCCACCGCCGTGGGTTGGGTGGGGCTCGCGGGTCCTTCCTGGAAACGGCCCCGCACGGGTAATTCGAACCGCCGCATTGCGCTAGTGAACGGTGTTTGTAAATGGTGAACGGTGATGCCGCTGCAGTGGTCCGGTTGTCGCAGGCAGCCATCGGGCGGGCCATGGATCTGTCGCCGGCCGCCATCACGAAGCTGAAGAAGCTGGGCATGCCGGTGGACTCCGTCGAGAGCGCGCTCAACTGGCGCCTGTCTCGCCAGAACGTAGCCGCCCGCAAGGTCGTGCCGGCCGCGCTGCAGCATCAGGCGAAGCCGCCTGCCGATGCGGGCGGCCATGGAGTGCCGGCCAATGATGAGAGCCACGATCAGGCGCGCACTCGGCGCGAGATCGCCGAGGCCAACCTGGCCGAGCGCAAGCTGGCGGAGTTAAACGGCGACCTGGTGCGCGCCGCCGACGTGCGCGCCGCGCTCAGCAAGCGCGCTGCGGCGCTGCGCGAGTCATTCCTGCAACTGCCGGCGCGCGTGGTCCCGCTGCTGGTTGCCGAGGCAACCGCCGCCAGCATGGACCGCATCCTGCGCGCCGAGATCGTTGCTGCGCTGGCCCAGCTGACCGAGGCGGAGTGATGGGCGCGCGCGCTGTCTTCTGCGGGGATGTCCTTGACGCCGAGGTGCTCGTCGCCGAGATCTTCCGCGAGTTCATGGCGCCGCCGCCGCTCATCACCGTCACCGAGTGGGCCGAGCGCTATCGCATCCTGAGCAGCAAAGACAGCGCCGAGCCCGGGCCGTACCGCATCTGTCGCACGCCCTACGCCAGCGAGCCGATGGACTGCTTGAGCCAGAACAGCCTCGTTGACGAAGTCATCCTCATGTGGGGCGCCCAGACCAGCAAGACCACCATCGGCAGCAACTGGCTGGGCTACCTGGTCGACACCAACCCGGGCCCCATCATGATCGTGCAGCCCACCATCGACATGGCCAAACGCTACAGCCGCCAGCGCCTCTCGCCCATGATCGAAGAGTCACCGCGCCTGCGCCGCAAGGTACGAGAAAACCGCAGTCGTGACGAGGCCAACACCACGCTGCTCAAGGAATTCGCGGGCGGCTTCATGGCCATTGCCGGCGCCAACAGCGCGGCGGGCCTGCGCTCGATGCCCGTGCGCGACCTGTTCCTGGATGAGATCGACGGCTACCCGATGGATGTGGACGGCGAAGGCGACCCCATCAAACTTGCCGAAGCAAGGCAAAGCACATTCGCCCGCCGCAAGACCCTCAAGACCAGCACCCCCACCACCAAGGATTTCAGCCGCATCGAGGCGGCCTACCTCGAAAGCGACCGCTGCTACTTCGAGGTTCCGTGCCCGCATTGTGGCCAGCACCAGGCGCTGGTCTGGGGTGCAAATACAGAGCATGGGATCAAGTGGGACCGCAGCCCTGAAGGCGGCGCCATCGCAGACACCGTGCGCTACGTGTGCAGCCATTGCGGCGGCGAGATCCGCGAGCACCACAAGCCCAGCATGCTGGCAGACGGCTACTGGGTGCCGCAGGCCCCGGACGCCAACGATGGCCGCGTGCGCGGCTTCCACCTCAGCAGCCTCTACAGCCCGCTGGGCTGGCTGAGCTGGACCACCCTGGTCACGGAGTGGGAGCGTGCCATGCAGGCCACCCGCAGCGGCGACCCCAGCCTCCTGCGCGTATTCGTCAACACCAGGTTGGCCGAGACATTTGAAGAGCAGGGCGACAGAGCCGACCAGCACGCCCTGCTGCGCCGCGCCGCAGACATTCCGCTGCGCCAGGTGCACTGGGGCCTGTTCGTGTGCACCGCAGGCGTCGACGTGCAGGGCGATCGGCTCGAAGCGTACGTCTGGGCTTGGGGCCGCGGCATGGAGCGCCAGCTCGTCGACCGCCACATCATCTACGGTGACCCGGCGCTGCCCGAGAGCGAGGCCGGCAGCCCCTGGGCCGAGCTCACCGAGTACCGGCGCACCCCCATCCTTCACGCCAGCGGCCGCCCAGCGCCGCTGCTGGCCGTCATGATCGATTCAGGTGGCCACCACACGCAAGCCGTCTATGTCTACGCCCGCGCACACCAACACGCCGGCGTGTGCGCGGTCAAAGGCGCCAGCCAGGCCGGCAAGTCCGTCATCGGCAAACCCAGTGAGCAAGACATCAACTGGCGCGGCGACAAGCAGCGCCGCGGCGTCAAGCTCTGGCCCATCGGCACCGATACTGCGAAGGCCGAAATTTATGGCCGCCTGCGCATCGCCGATCCGGGCCCTGGCTACGTGCACCTGAGCAAGCACCTGGCGCCTGAAGTGTTTGAGCAACTCACCAGTGAGCGGCTGGTCACACGCTACGTCAAAGGCCACCCGCGGCTCGAATGGGTCAAGCCGGCCGGTCGGCGGAACGAAGCGCTCGACTGTGCCGTGTACGCGCTGGCCGGCGCGCACATGAAACAGATCGACCGCTGGAAGGAGCCCGACTGGGCCAAGTGGCACGGCCGCGTCGAAGAGCGCAGCCTCTTTGACGCGCCGCAACCCGCCGATGCTCGCGCGGCAACGCCCACCGAGCCGGCGGCCGGCGCCGCGCTGCAAGCCCCGGCTCCAGGCATCTGGCATGCCTACCAGAGCCGCTCGCCGAGGGCGCGCCGCCCATGAGCATGCAGCGCGTCGGTACCAGGCGCGTCGCGCAGCTGCGCGAGCTGGCGCACGGCATCGCGGGCCACCCGCAGGTGCAACAAGCCCGCACCAGCATCCGCCTGGGTGACCTGGGCGCAGCCATCGAGCGCGCCATCCGCGACCTCTACGCTGGCGAGCAACTGCGCGTGTACATCTCGCGCGCCGGCGCCGAAGCGCGCACTGAGCGTGCGCAGCGCATCCGCGCGATGGCGGCGCCGCCCGAGGGCATGTCCACGCAGCGCATTGCCGAAATTGAGGGTATCAGCCAGCGTCAAGTGCAACGCGCTCTTCTGACGACATTTTGACCCTGTAAATGTCGCCGCCAAGGTGGCACCGTCGGCCACGCGCGCATCGCGGCGCCCGCAAATCCACCAGGAGTAACCCCACATGGCAGCAGCAGCCTGGGTCGTCCCCGACCTCGCAAAACTCAACCTCGTCAACGCAACCGACCTGCTCGCGGCCACCGCCGCCAATTTCAGGCTCGCGCTCGTGTCCTCGGCGTGGGTGCCGGCCAACGCCACCGATGAAGTGTGGGCGGCGGCCTCGGTCAACGAAATCGCCAACGGCAATGGCTACCTCACCGGCGGCGCCGCGCCATCTGTCATCGCGCTGACCAACACCGGCGGCGTCATCAAGTTCACCTGGAGCACGCCACTGGTCTGGACGGCCAGCGGCACCGGCATCCCGGCCTGGCGTCGCGCGGTGCTGTACTACCTGGGCATCCTCAACGGCAAGACCAACCCGCTGCTCGCGCACTTCCTGGGTGACGGCACGCCGGCGGATGTCCCGCTCACCACCGCCGGCAACACGCTCACCGTCACGCCCAATGCGGCCGGCGTGCTCACCATCACCTGACCGGCCGCACCGCCATGACCCCGCAAGACATCCGCGCCGCCATCCAGGCCAGCCCCGCCTTGCTGGCGCTGGTGCCGCAAGTCAACGGCACCCAGGCCATCGCCGAGGCCCTCTCGCTCGGCCGCACCATCGTGCAGCCGCACCGCATGTCCGAGGCCGGCGTGCTGGAGCGCTACCCCGGCGGCCCGCTCGCCGCCGACGCCGTGCTGGCCAAGCTCGACGCCTTTGCCGCCAGCGCCCACCCGCTGGCCGGCGTGGTGCGCCGCGCCCTCAAATTCCTCGGGCAGCCCGAAGGCCTGGACATCGGCAGCAGCGCCACCCGCGCCATGCTCGACGCCTTGGCCGGCGGCAGCGCCATCACCACCGCCGAGGCCACAGCGCTCAAGGGACTGGCCGCCGTGCCAGACCCGGTGAGCGAGTTCGCAGTGCGCCAGGCCATCTACGCCGACAACGGGAGCCTGCTGGTATGAGCACCGCCACCGCCAACCAGACCGTCCGCACCCTCGTCGCTGCGGCCACCAGCAACGCGGCGGCCGGCACCACGCGCGGCACGAGCGACCAGCGCACCACCTTCGGCGGCACGCTCACGCTGAAGATCATCAACGGCGTCACCGGCCCCACCGCGCAGTGCGAAGGCCGCGTGCTCATCGCCCACAACGCTGGCGTGACACCGGCCGCCGCCGGCGCGGGCGCCGACTGGAAGACCATCTTCGTCTTCGGCGGCGGCACCACGGCCAATGCCACCACCGAGCAGAGCATCCGCGTGGATGACAGCGTCATGCACCTCGAGGTCGAATTCACCGGCAACACCGGCCAGGCCGTCACCGTCGAGGCCTACCTCTCCGAGCTGACCAGCATCAGCAACCTCTGACGGCGCCATGTACCTGATCCGCCGCCCTGGGCTGGCTCTGGCGCAGCCGCAAGGCGCGGCTGGCATCGACGCCAGCAACCCGCACACGGCCGGCCTGGTCGGGCTGCTGTGGGTCGGGCCGGGCAAGGCACGCGATCTGGTCAACCCCAAGATCGCCTTCACGCCGGGCGGCGTGCTCACGCCAGCCACGGTCGGCATCGGCCGCGTGGCCACCACCGCGCAGGTGGGCGCCACCAGCGGCTACAGCGGCGTGCAGGCCATCATCGCGCCGTGGAAGATCGCGGCCAAGCCCGTCACGTTCTTGGCGTTCTTCGACACCGTAGGGTTTGGCGGAAGTACCAGCGTTTTTGCGGCTGTCACTTCGGGCGGTTCAGGCTTCGCGCTGTGGAATCTGTACGGCTCCAACACTCGCGGGTGCTTCATCTATTCGGCCGGTGGCGTGCGTGCGGATTTGGGCTATGCCAGCAGCGCCGGCACCTGGGCCGCTGGCCCGCAAGTGCGCGGCCTCACGCACGACGGCGCCACGCTGATCGGCTATGACGCCGGGCGCCAGTTCGGCAGCACGGCCGACGCCACCAGCGCGATCTACCAAGACCCGAGCTTCACCGAGGTGAAGATGCTCGCCAACACCGGCGGCACGGGCTACTGGATGGCGCTGTGGAACCGGGTGCTCACGCCGGCTGCGGTGCTGGATATCAGCCAGCGGCCGTGGCAGCTAGTCGCGCAGCCGGCGCGCCGGGTGTTTGTGCCGGTGGGGGTGGGTGGTGGTGGCACATCGCTCACACCTGGCGCCGCCGCCCTCGTGCTGGCGCTAGCGGCGCCCAGCGTCGCGCAGACAGCACACATCGCCCTGGTGCCCGCCCTTGCGCCGCTCACGCTGGCCGCCTACGCGCCCGCACTCACGCAGACAGCCCACATCGCCTTGGTACCCGCCATAGCGCCGCTCACGCTCGCCACCTACGCGCCAGCACTCACGCAAACCAACGGCTTGTCGCTGGTGCCTGTAGCCGCCGCTCTCGTACTGGCCGGGCCCGCGCCACTGCTGGTGCAGACATCCAGCGCATCGCTCACACCTGGCGCCGCCGCCCTCGTGCTGGCGCTAGCGGCGCCCAGCGTCGCGCAGACAGCACACATCGCCCTGGTGCCCGCCCTTGCGCCGCTCACGCTGGCCACCTACGCGCCCGCACTCACGCAGACCAACGGCCTGTCGCTCGTGCCTGGCGCCGCCGCGCTCTTCCTGGCCGGGTCTGCGCCGGTGCTGGTGCGGACATCCAGCGTCTCGCTCACACCAGGCGCAGCCGCGCTCGTGCTGGCGTCATACGCACCCACCATCGCGCAGGCCTCGCTGGCGCCCATCGTGCGCGCCCCGCGCGGCATCACCCTGCCCAGCCGCAGCGCGCAAACCAGCATGGCCCTGCAGCGCCCACGCCGCGCCATCGGCCCCGCCATCGAACCATAGGACACCTCATCATGCAAACCAGCCTCGTCGCCGGCGAAACACTCAACTACCGCGTCAGCGTGGCCGACTACAGCGCCGCCGCCGGCTGGGCGTTGACCCTCTACCTAAACCCCCGCGCCGGCGGCACCAACCTCAGCGTGGCCAGCACTGCCGATGGCACCGACCACCTGCTCCAGGTCGCCGCCGCCGCCACCGTCAGTTGGGCCGCCGGCTCCTACGCGTGGGAAATCTGGGCCAGCCTGGGCGGCGAGCGCTACCGCATCCAGGCCGGCCAGTTGGACGTACGCGCCAGCCTCATCGGCGCCAGTGCTGGGCTGGACACACGCAGCGCCGCCGAGCTTGCGTTGGCCGCCGTCACCGCCATGCTCACCGGCCGCGCCGGTGACGGCGTGCAGCGCTACAAGATCAACGACCGCGAGCTCTGGCGCTACCCGCTGCCAGACCTGATCAAGCTCGAAGCCAAACTCAAAGCCGAAGTCGCCGCCGAGCGCCGGGCGGCCGGGTTGGCCGATGGCACCGGCACCGTGCGGCGCATCCTCGTGCGGACACCCTGAATAGCCGCGACATTTTGGGCCTGTAAATGTCGCCTCCGGCCCGCCAAAGTGTGGTCATGACCTCAGGCGCTACCAGCACAGCACCCCGGCCGGCCACCGCCGCCGACGACCTCGCGCTGCGCCCTTTCAAAGGCAGCTCCATCCTCACCGAATTTGCCGCCTCGCGCCAGCGCCAGCGCCGCGAGCAGGCCGCCGAGCGCGAACTTGGTGCCGCCATGGCCGGCCTGCGCCGCCACAGCAGCGGGCAGCCGCGCCGCCAGGCCAGCGGCAGCGCCGTGGCCGGCCTGCCGCAGCCGGCATTTGCCCTGGTCGGCGGTGTGCGTGCCTTCGGCGCCGACGCCCCGGCCCCCGTGGCCGAGGCCCGCGCCTTTGCCGCCGGCGCCAGCGACCGCCTCAGCGCCGGGTGGATCACCCACAACAGCGGCATCAACGCCGACCTTGAAGGCTCCCTCCTGGCGCTGCGCGCGCGCAGCCGCGACTGGGCCGTCAACACCGACATGGGCGCCCGATTCCTGGAGCTCGTGCAAGACAACGTTGTCGGCGCCGAGCCGCCGCGCCTGCAAGTGCGCGCCAAACTGCGCGACGGCTCCGACACGCTTGACGAAGTGGCCAACCAGGCCGTTGAAGACGCGTGGTGGGGCTGGTGCCAGCGCGGCGCGTGCGATGTCACCGGCCAGCTCAGCTTCGGCGAGGTCTGCCGCACCGTGGTGGCCGCCGCCGCGCGCGACGGCGAATACCTCGTGCGCCGCGTGCGCGCTGCCAGCCTGCCCTGCGGCTACGCGCTGCAACTGCTGGATGTAGACCGCATCGACGGCAGCCGCAACGCAGCCCCCGCGCTGCGCGGTGGCAACGCCGTGCGCATGGGCGTCGAGATCGATGCCCTGGGCCGCCCCGTGGCCCTGCACCTGTACAGCGCCCACCCCGGCGACAGCGGCTCGGGCCTGGCCCCCAAGCCCATGGCCGACCGCGTGCCCGCTGCCGACCTGCTGCACGGCTTTGTCCTCAAGCGGCCCGAGCAAGTGCGCGGCTACCCCTGGGCCGCCAGCGTCCTCAAGCGCGCCAATACGCTGGACACCTACGAGCAATACGCCGTGGTCGCGGCCAAGATCGGCGCGGCCAAGATGGGCTTCTACACGGTCGACAAAGACGCCGTCTCAGCCGATCTCACCTGGGACCAGTACAAAGACGCCACCGGCGCCCTCGTGCAAGACGTCGAGGCCGGCATGCTCGAAGCCCTGCCGCCTGGCGTCAGCTTCGAGAGCTTCAACCCCGACTACCCGCACCAGAATTTCGGCGCCTTCGTCACCGTGTGCATGCGCGGCATCGCCGCCGGCCTCAACGTCGCGCACCACAACCTCACCGGCGACATGACCGGCGTCAACTACAGCTCGGCCCGCATCGCCGAGCTCAACGAGCGGCGCCACTGGCGCGCGCTGCAGAAGTGGTTCATCAACGCCTTCGTGCGCCCCGTGTTCATGGACTGGCTCAAGACCGCGCTGCTCACCGGCAGCGTGCGCCTGCCCAGCGGCGCCACGCTGCCGGCCGATCGATTTGACAAGTTCGCGCAGGCCGCCACGTTCCAGCCGCCGGGCTGGGCCTGGGTGGACCCGCGCGCAGACATCGAGGCCAGCACCACCGCCATGACGTACGACATGCGCAGCCTGCGCCAGATCAACGACGAACAAGGCGTCGATCTGGAAGAAGTGCTGATCGACAAAGCCCGCCTGCGCGACCGCTACAAAGCCCTCGATCTGCCCCTGCCCGTCTGGTTCAGTGGCGCGCCCATCGCCAAACCCGCCGCCGCGCAGCCCGAAGCCACCGCTACGGAGGCAGCCCCATGACCGCCCCACTCATCGTCCACCGCGACTGCTGGGCCCGCGCCGACGCCCCTGGAAGCGCCACGCTCGCGGCGGCCCTCGCCGCACTCACCCCCGGCCAGCGCCTGCGCCTTGGCACCGCGCCGCCCGCGCAACCGGCGCGCGAGGCCGCCCAAGAGGGGCAGGGCGATGGTGATGCCGCCGCCCCCGCCGCGACGCCCTCGCTGGCCGACTACAGCAGCGCCGCAGTACGCAACGCCACATTGCGCGGCTCCGCCGACCTGGGCGAACGAGAGTTCGAGATTAGCTTCAGCAGCGAAGAGCCGTACGAACGCTGGTGGGGCATCGAGGTCCTTGGCCACAAGTCCACCGAGGTCGATCTCGGCTGGCTGGCCAGCGGCCGCGCGCCATTCTTGTGCAGCCACGACACCGACGAGCAAATCGGCGTCATCTCGCGCGCCTGGCTCAAAGACCGCCGCGGCCGCGCCGTCGTGCGCTTTGGCAAGAGCCCGCAGGCCGAGCTGCAGATGCAAGACGCCCGCGACGGCGTGCGCGTCAACGTCAGCGTGGGCTACGAGATCCGCGAGCTCGAGCTCATCAAGAAAGACGGCGACGTGTCCACCTACCGCGTCACCGAATGGCGGCCGCTCGAAAGCAGCCTCGTCAGCATCCCAGCGGACATGACGGTGGGCCTCGGCCGCACCGCCAGTGCGCAAACCCCCGAGAGCGCGCCCGCGCCAACCCTCCCCGCTCAACCCCGACAGGAGCAGACCATGACCCAAGCGACACAAGCCGCCAAAGAGCCCCTGCAGGGCGACGAGGCATTCCGCACCAACGCCGCCACCATCGGCCGCCTGGCCAAAACCTACGGCCAGTGGCTCAAGGCCGGCGACGAAAGCGAAGCCATCGCCACCGGCGCCGATACCCAGAAATTCAACGACCTGATCATGGCCCGCATGACCACCGGCGCCACCGATGCCGGCACCCTGGCCGGCGTGGGCGTGACCAAGAAAGAGGCGCGCCAGTACAGCTTCCTGCGCGCCATCCAGGCGCAGATCCCCGGCCTCAATGTCGATGCCGGCTTCGAGCGCGACGTCAGCACCGAGATCGCCCGCATGATGGGCCGCGAAGCCGAAGGCATCCTGATCCCAGCCGACATCATGTTCGCCGGCCTGCACGGCCGCAGCGCGCGCGAAAAGCGCGACTTCACCGTGGCGGCGCCCACCGAAGCCGGCAACCTGGTGCAGACCTCCGTGGCCGCAGACATGTGGACCGACGTGCTGCGCCCGGCCATGGTGCTGATGCAGCTCGGCGTCACCGTGCTGCCCGGCCTGCGCGGCAACATTGCCGTGCCCCGCAAGACCGTGGCCGGCACCCTGGCCGCGCTGACCGAAATCGCAGTCGCGACCGAAACCCAGCCCACCACCGCGCTGCCCGTGCTCAGCCCCAAGCGCATCAGCGCGTTTGTCGACCCGAGCAAGCAATCCATCATCCAGAGCGAGATCGGCATTGAGGCCATGCTGCGGCAAGACCTCGTTGACGGCGCCGCCGTGCTCATCGAAAACCAGGGCATCAACGGCAACGGCACCGCGCCCAACGCACGCGGCATCCGCAACGTCAGCGGCATCGGCTCCGTCGTGGGCGGGGCCAACGGCCTGGCGCTGGCCTGGGGCCACATCACCGGCCTCGAAGCGGCGTGCGCCAACGTCAACGCCGGCATGACCACGCGCGCCGGCTACCTGGTCAACACCAAAGCCGTCAACACCAGCAAGAACGTGCAGAAGGCTGCCAACCTGCCGTTCATCTGGGACACGGGCGACCGCCCGCTCAACGGCTACCGCGCAGGCGTCAGCAACAACGTGCCCAGCAACCTGACCAAGGGCGTCAGCGCCGGCGTGTGCTCGTCGCTGCTCTTCTCCAGCGACTGGAGCATGTTCGTCATGGGCCTGTTCGGCGGCCTCGATGTCACGGTCGACCCGTACAGCCTGGCCACCACCGGCCAGGTGCGCATCACGCTCAACCAGTTCTTCGACTTCCTGTGCCGTCAACCCGGCGCCTTTGCGTCGATGGACGACGCGCTCACGCCGTAAGCCAGGCCAGCCCAGGCCCACCCAGTCACACGCAACCCCCAGGAGCAACCCACATGGCCGAACCCAAGAAAGTCAACCTCGTCGTGATCGACGCCGTCAAGGTCGACGGCGTGCACTACGCCGTCGGCGACGTACTCACCGCCGTCGAGCCAGACCTCGCCAAAGAGCTCACCGGCGCGGGCCGCACGCGCCTGGCCACCGAGGCCGACGTCGCCCCCAAGAAGGCCCGCCAGGGCGCCTGAGCGGAGCCAACGGCATGGCCTTTGTCGAAGACTTCGCCGCCTACATGGCGGATTTCGGCGTGCCCGCCACACTGGACGGCCGCGCCGTGCGCGTCATCTTCGGCAACGCTTACGAGCACATGCTCGATGTTGGCGCGCGCGAGCCTCGCGCGGGCCTGCCCACCACAGACGCCGGCGCCGCAACCCGCGGCAGCACCTTGGTGCTGGCCGCCGTCACCTACAAAGTCCGCGCCGTGCGCCCTGACGGCACGGGCTGGACCGCTCTCGCGCTCGAGGCGTAGCCCATGAACGCCCACGACGCCATCCTCAGCGCCGTGCTCACCGCACTGCGCCTGCCCACGCCCGTCACCACCGGAAGCATTGAAGAAGAAATCGATGCCGCCGACATGCCCGAGGGCCAGACTGAAGCCATCAGCGTCGCGCTCGTGGTCTCCGTCCCCCGCGCCGTGGCCATCAACGGCGCGCCGGTGGACTGGGTTACCGACCTGGCCATCGACTGCGCCGCCCGCACCGACGGCCGCACCGCCGCCGGCCGCGCCAGCCGCGCCCTGCACGCCGCCGTCTATGCCCGCCTCATGGCCGACACCACCCTCGGCGGCGCCGCCAGCTACATCGGCGAGCCACAGATCAGCCAAGACCAGGCCCTGCTGGGCACCCGCATTGGCCGCACCAGCGGCCTCTACACCGTGCACCACCGCACCGCGGCCGGCACGCTGGAGGCCACGGCATGATCAGCCTGCGCATCGACGGCCTGGACTCACTGCGCGCCAAATTCGCCAGCGTCGACAAGCAGGTGCGCTACGCCGCCGCCACCGCGCTCAACGCCACCGCGTTCAGCGCCCGCGCCGACGTGCAGCAAGAAATGCGCCGCGTCTTCGACGAACCCACGCCCTACATACTGAGCGCACCACGCGTCACCAAGAAAGCCAGCCCCACCGACCTGGCAGCCGTCATCGAGCCCAAATACCCTGGCGGCAAAGGCGTCGACCCGGTCAACATCCTGCGCCCCGAAGTGCAAGGCGGCGCCCGCAAGCTCAAGCGCGCTGAAGTCGCCCTGCAACGCGTAGGCATCCTCCCGCGCGGCCTGTACCTGGTGCCTGCCAAGTGGCTGCTCACCAGCGACAAGGCCGACGACTTTGGCAACGTCAAGGGCAGCTTCATCGTGCAGCTCATCAGCTACCTGCGCGCCTTTGGCGAGCAAGGCTACCGAGCCAACATGACCGACAAACGCAAAGCCAGGCTGGCCAAGCGCGGCAAGAGCCCAGGCGGCTTTGCACGCATCGGCGGTGTCGAATACTTCGTCGTCAACCGCATCGGCCAGCACCTGGCGCAAGGCATCTGGCAGCGCAGCGGCACGCACGGCGGCGACACCAAACCCGTCTTCCTCTTTGCGCGCCGCCCGCGCTACCAGCCGCGGCTGGACATGGTGGCCGTGGCCGGCAAGACCATGGCGCGCGAATTCGCGGGCCGCTTCCGCCTCGCGCTGAATGCCGCGCTGGCCAGCGCCCGGTAACCCCATGGAGCCCCCAATGACAGACGCCACACCCGCCACAGATCCCCAGCAACCCACCAGCCCGCCCGGCGGCGGCTCGTGGCGGTGGGACACCCGGGCCCAAGCCTGGGCCCCCAACCTGCCAGAGCCGGCCCCCACGCCACCCGCCCCGCCCACAGCCCCCAGCAACCCATCGGAGTAACCCATGGCCACCCGCATCACCCGCAACACCGCCATCCTGGCCAAGATCGAAGCCACCTACGGCGTTGACGCCGCCCCCACCGGCGGCGCCAACGCGCTGCTCGTCAGCAACCTCAGCATCACCCCGCTCGAGTCGCAAAACGTCGACCGCGACAACATCCGCCCCTACCTCGGCGGCAGCGAGCAACTGCTGGGCACGCGCCAGATAAAGTGCGGCTTCGACATCGAACTCACCGGCTCCGGCACCGTCGCCACCGCGCCCGCCTGGGGCCCGCTGCTGCGCGGCTGCGGCCTGGCCGAAGTGCTCACCGCCCTGGTGCGCGCCGACTACGTGCCCGTCTCCACCGCGTTCGAGAGCCTCACCATCTACTGGCACGACGACGGCGTGCTGCACAAAGCCCTGGGCTGCCGAGGCACCGCCGTCTTCAAGATGGGCGTGGGCGAGCGCCCGGTCATGAGCTTCTCCTTCACCGGCCTGTACTCCACCCCCACGGCGGTGGCCAACCCGGCCGTCACGCTGACAGCGTGGAAAACCCCCCAGGTCATCGCTGACGCCAGCACGCAGGACACCATCTTCGGCGGCACCCATGCCACGGCCACCGCGCCGGCCATCGTGGGCGGCACCACCTACCCCAGCCAGGGCCTGGAGGTGGACCTGGGCAACAGCATCAACTTCACCGCGCTGCTGGGCGGCGAGACGGTGGACCTCACCCAGCGCAGCGTCAGCGGCAAAGTCACGCTGGACCTCACCGCCGCGCAAGAAGTTGGCCTCATGGGCAACGTCGAGCTCGCCACCCTCACCACCCTGGGCCTGATCCACGGCACCGTGGCCAACCAGCGCGTGATGCTGTGGCTGCCCGCGGTGCAGCTCATCAACCCCACCAAGGCCGACGTGAACGGCAAGCGCATGGTTGCGTTTGATTTCCGCTGCGTGCCCACCGCCGGTAACGACGAATTGCGCGTTGTCTCCAGCTTCTGACCCACCCTGACCACAAGCACAGCATGAACTACAAACTCGTCATCGACGACGTCATTGAATTCCCGGTCAAGTTCACCGCCAACGATGCCGGCAAGACCGTCGCGTTCAATTTCCGCCTGCAGGCGCGGCGCATCCAGAGCGAAGAGATGCGCGCCATCCTGCAAGACGAAGACCGCGTCGTGAAGGACTTTCTTCACGACAAGCTGGTCGGCTGGGTCGGCCAGCGCCTGGTGGCCGGCGACGACGGCCAGCCAGCCGACTTCAGCCCCGAGGCGCTGGACTGCATGCTCAGCCTCTTCGGCATGGAAGGCATCATTTTCAGCGCCTACCTGCGCGGCGTGGTGCTGGCCGACGGCCAGGCGGAGAAGCAAAAAAACTGAGCGAGTGCGCGCGACTGTTGGCGCGCGGCCAGCTTCACATCCACAACAGCCATGACGAGCCAGCGCAAGACGACGAAGCCGGGGCGCTTGCCGCCTTCGGCGTATTCAACAGCGGCGCCGCCTCCAGGCGCGACCCGCCGTTCTACCTGTGGCCCGCGCACGTGCCCGCCTTTGAGCTGTGGTGCGCAGTGCAAACCCAGTGGCGCAGCGGCTTCGCGGGCGCCACGGGGCTGTGCTACGCGGGCGTCGAGGTCACCATGCGCCAGCGCCGTGTGCCATTGCGCAAGCAGGGCCGTCTCTTTGGTGAGCTGCAGGTCATGGAGCGGGCGGCGCTGGACGAGTGGGCTCGGCGCCGGCCGGCTGGGTGATCAGTGGCGCTTGCCGAAGAAAAACTCCGCAGCGCCTGACAAGAAGCCAAGCGACTCGATCAGCAGCACCGGCAGGCCGATCAGCGTCAACCAGATTGCGGCCTGGACGACAAGGCCCGAAATGCTGCTGGCGCCGAGCACGAAGAAGTCAAGCGCGACGATGAGCAAGACCCCGATCAAGCGGACGGTGGCCAAGGTGAATGGCATGGTGCGGCCTGGTACTAGCGTTGACAACCCGAGTATCCGCCATGTCGATGGATGAAATCAAGGTCCGACTCATGGTCGACGGCGCGGGCTCCGCCGCCGCCGAGGTTCGGGCGTTTGCGGGCGGCCTCAACGACGTGGGCGCCGCCGCCGGCGGTGCGCGCGGCGGTACAGAAAAGCTCGCCGAGTCGATCAGGCGCCTGACCACGACCGCGCAATACGGTGGGGGGCTGCTGGTGATGCTGCCCACTCTGGCTGGGCTGGCGCGCGGGCTCATCGAAGCGGCAGACTCGGTGTCCACCCTACGCAGCCGGCTCTTGCTGTCCACCGGCACCACGGCCGCGGCGGCCTCCGCCTTCGATGCGCTGTACAGGGTGGCGCAAACCTCACGCGCGAGCTTCACTGAACTCGGCGCCACCTTTGCCACCCTGACTCGCGCTGGGCAGCAAGTGGGCGTATCACAGCAGCGCATGCTGACCGTGACCCAGGCCATCGGCAACGCCATGGCCATCAGCGGTGGTAGCGCTGAAAGCATGCGTGCCGCCCTCGTGCAGCTAGGGCAAGGCCTGTCAAGTGGCACGCTACGCGGCGAAGAACTGAACTCGGTCATGGAACAGGCGCCGCGGCTGGCGCAGGCCTTGGCAGACGGAATGGGCGTGCCCTTGGGGCAACTGCGCGAGCTCGGAAAACAAGGAGAGATCACGTCGAAAATGGTGATCTCAGCGCTGGAAAAATCAGCCCCTAAACTGGCCGAGGAGCTGAGCAAAGCAACCATGACGGTGGGCCAGTCGCTCACGCTGCTGGGCAACAGCACCACCCGGTTCGTCGGCGATCTGGATCGCGCCACGGGCTCGTCTGCCACGTTGGCCAGTGCGATGAAGGGCGTTTCCGAAGCGCTGGACAGCGTTGGCGAGTTCATCCGCAAGCACGAGCCCATGTTCGCCATCCTGGGCGCCGCCGTCATGGGTGTGGCCGCCACGGTAGCCATGTATGCGTTCGGTGCGGCCATCGGTGCGGTGTCGGTGGCGCTCGCCGGTCTCGCTGCGGTGTTGCTGGCAAACCCCGTGGTGCTGGCGGTGCTCGGCCTGCGAGTGGTTGCGTTTGCCGGGGTGGCTGCTCTCAAGGTGTTTCAAGCGACGGCGGATGGGATAAAGGATTCAATCGCGGCGCTAGAGACGGCGAACGCGGCGTCACGGGTCGCGCTGGAGCGCGCAGGTGGGCGCACGCAGGCCGTGGACCACATCAACAAAGTCATCGTTGAGCGCAACGAGGCCATCAAGAAGCTGCGGCAAGAGCTGGCCCTGCTGCAGGCCGGCGACACCAGCAGCCCCGCTGAAGACGCCCGCTTCGCCGCTCACCTTGCCGCCACCAAGGCGCAGGAGGCTGCTGACGACAAGCTCACCGCCATCCGCGCCAAACTCGGCCAGGTCGATGACGGCTATATCAAGACCGTCAAAGAGCTCGTGGCCTTGCGGCAAGACGGGTTCTTGAAAGAGGGCGAGTACGTGGCGCTCATCAAGCAGGCCGCCGGCGAGCACTACAAGACCGGCGACGCAGCCAAGAAGCAAGCCGAGGCGTACCAGACTCTGCTCAAAGGCTACGCCGACGGCGCCCGGGCCGCTGCTCTCAAGGTTGCCGAAAACGCCACCGAGGCCGAGTCCGGCCAAAAGCTCACCGAAGCCACCAAGGCCTACATAGCGCTCATGGCCGACGTGCGAGACGGCAAGGTCAAGCTCGCCGACATCGAGCGCGAGCACACCAAGGGCCAGGGCGACAGCACCGCCGCCATCCTGCGCAACGCCATGGCGCAGAGCCAGGCACTGCAGCGCGCCGCCGAGGGCGCAAAGGTTGCCGCCGAGCTGGCCAAGGCCCAAGACGCCTACGTGGCCGGCCTTGCCAAGACCACAGCGGGCCTGGATGAGCAGATCGCCAAAGAGGCTGAGAACTACATTGAGATGGTCTCCGGCAAAGCGGCGCTGGATGCGTACACGCAAGGCAAGCTGGAGAACGCCCGCGCCACGGCGCTGATGAACGAGATACTGGAGAGCGGCCTCGACGGCGACGCCCGCGCTGCCGCCGCCTACGCCGCCCAGGCCGAGAGCCTGGGCAGGCTCATCGCCATGAAGAAGCTCAACGCCAGCACGGCTGCAGCCAAGACCGGCCGCGAGAGTGTTGACGCGTTTCTTGGCGCCGACGTGGGCGCGAATATTGCCGAAGGCTTCGACAAAGCCAGCCAGTCCCTCAGCGCCTTCGTCAAAGGCTTCCAGGCCCTGGTTGCGATCGACGGAGCCTACGAAAAGCAGCGCCAGGCCGCCGGCATCACAGCCAAGCAACTCGCCCAGCTCGACGCCAAGCAGCAGGGCGCCCAGATCAACGCCTACGGCACCCTGGCCGGCGCGGCCAAGGGCTTCTTCAAGGAGGGCACCAAGGGCTACAAAGCGCTCGAGGCCGCCGAGCGCACCTTCCGCGCCTTCGAGCTGGCCATCAGCGTCAAGACCGCGCTCGAAAAAATGGGCCTCATCGGCGCCGTGACCACTGCCAAGGTCGCGGGTGACGCAGCGCAGGCCGCCTCAGCCACGGCCAGCATACCAGTCGAGGTCGCGGCTGCCGCCGCCAAAGGTACGGCGGCCGCGGCCGCGGGCGTGGCCAACCAGGCCGCGGGCGACCCGTACACCGCCTTCCCGCGCATGGCCCTGATGGCCGCCGCCATGGCGGCCCTGGGCTTTGCGACGGGTGCGTTCGGTGGCGGCGGTGGCGCAAGCCCGCCCCCCACCAACACCGGCACCGGCACCGTGCTGGGCGACGCCGGTGCCAAGAGCGAGTCCATCGCCAAAGCCATCGAAGCCCTGGCCGACGTGGACACCATGACCATGCGCTACAGCGCGCAGATGCTCGACGCCCTGCGCGGCATCCAGGCCAACATCAGCGGCCTGGCCACGCTGATCGTGCGCGACCCCAAGCTCGGCAGCGCCGCCGCCGGCATCGACACCAAGTTTCAGGGCAACGCCCTCAATGACCTGCTCATCGGCCGGGAATTTGCGAGCCTGCCGCTGATCGGCGGCTTCATGGCGGCGGTGCAGAGCAAGTTGCCCGGTCTCTTCGGCCGCAAGACATCCATCACCGGCCAGGGCATCACCGCGGCGCCGCAGACGCTGGGGCAGATCACGCGCGGCAATTTCGACGCCAGCTACTACGCCGACACCATCACCAAGAACAAGTTTCTCGGCATCACCACAAGCACCTCCGCCGGCACCCAACTGCAAGCCGCCAGCGGCGAGCTTGAGCGCCAGTTCACGCTGATCTTCCAGGGCTTTTCTGACACCGTCAAAGCCGCCGCCGGCCCGCTGGGCGTGGCCCTGGGCACCGTGCAAGAGCGGCTCGAAGGTTTTGTCGTTGACATCGGCCGGATCAATTTCGACGGCCTCACCGGAGAGCAGATCAGTGAGCGGCTCACCGCCGTCTTCGGCGCCGCTGGCGACAGCATCGCCCAGGCCGTGCTGCCCGGTGTGGACGCCTTCCAGCAAGTGGGTGAGGGCTACCTGCAAACCGTCGTGCGCGTGGCCACCGGCGTAGAGGCCGCCCAGCTCGCGCTGGAGCAGCTCGGCGTCAGCGCCATCGGCTTGGGCGATGTGGCCCGCAAGCAAGCCGACGTGGCGGCAGAGATCGTGCGCCAGAGCATCGTGGCCGCCGAAACCCAAGGCCGCATGACCAACCTGATGGGGCCGCACCTTGCGCCGCTGGTCTCCAGCATCGGCCAGATCATGGCCACGCTGGGCGGCTCCGCTGCCGACCTGGCCAGCACCTACACCGCGCTGCTGGGCGTGCGCGGTGCGCTGCTCTCGGTGGGGGCCAGCGGCGCTGATCTGTCGGTGGCCATGATCCGTGGCGCCGGCGGCCTGGATGCGCTGGCATCTTCGCTGTCGGACTATCTGGACAACTTTTTTACCGACCAGGAGCGCACCGCCGCTGGCATGGCGCGCTTGGGCGAACAGATGGCGCGCGTGGGCATCAACACCGTGCCGCAAACGCGCGAAGCCTTCCGCGCGCTGGTGCAGGGCCTGGACACCAGCACCGAAGCGGGTGCGCGCCAGTACGCGCAACTCATCGGCCTGTCGCAGGCCTTTGCCGACCTCGTGCCCGCCACCGAAGCGGCCATGAATGCGGCGCGCTCGGCGGCAGACATCGCCGGCGAGCGCACCAGCCTGGAGCAAGCGCTGCTGCAAGCGCAGGGCGACACCGTAGCCCTGCGCGCGCTGGAATTGGCCAAGCTCGACCCCAGCAACCGCGCCCTGCAAGAGCGTATCTGGGCGCTGCAGGGCGAGCAGGCGGCCACTGCGGCCGTGGCCCAGGCGCAAGCCGCCATCGCCAGCCAGCGCGCGGGCCTGGAGCAGCAACTCCTGCAATTGCAAGGCGACACCGCCGCCCTGCGTGCCCTGGAGCGCCTCAAGCTCGACGACAGCAACCGGGCCTTGTTTGACCAGA